CAAGAACACTGTTAATAAACTGTATTCTCGTATTGACCGGGAAGGTTGGGGTTTTCTCACGAAAACCCTCCCTCGTCTCGGCCAGGCATTAGATAAAGCCTTGTCCGAACACGTTCAGTTCGACGCTGCTAGAGAGCGCTTTACAGCAATCCCTAACAGTAAGCTGCCGAAATTATTCGGTGAGCTATTCGAACGCGTGTTCGATTCAGACGGCAGGGTTCTTCCTACACCCTGCGTGACCAGCATCAGAGCGCTACGGCACCTCTTGTTTGTTTTTTACAAACTCGAAATACCTTACGCCCCTGAGTTAGAACAAAATGTCCTTTCTCGGTTTGTTAAAACCGAATTTGACATTCTTGCCGATCATCGACGACTTACTTGCGTTGCAAGCGTCCTCGATGGGAATACTCTTGCTGCCTCTAAGCATATGCTTCAGGGCAACTTGACTATCGTCCGTAAAGCACGAAAACTCCTTTCTAGGGTGTTTTCGTCTTTCGACGTGAGTTCTATCGTTCCTTCACACGGGCCCGGGGCTGTCTCTACTCGAGAACGGCTCTGGACCAAGTTTAGGTTTACACGATATAACTCGCGAATTCACCAGACATACCCTTTCGACGCTTATTTCTGTGCGTCGTCAGGTCATGTCTGCGATTCGTACCCTTCTTTTGAAGGGTTACGCCAATGTGAATCCCTCGCCAAGGTTATCCTTGTCCCTAAGGATTCGCGTGGACCGCGCCTGATATCTTGCGAACCCCTTGAATTTCAATGGGTCCAGCAAGGTCTCGGTCGTTCCATCGTCGAGCATGTGGAGCGCCACTATCTCACACGAGATAATGTCCACTTCACTGACCAACGCCCTAACCAGTTAGGTAGCCTTCTCGGCTCTCTAACGCAGCGGTACGCAACACTCGATCTCAAAGATGCGAGTGACCGTGTCACTGTGGGCTTAGTTCGTCTGCTGTTTCCAGAACCCGTTCTTACGGCTCTTCTGAACTGCAGAACTCTCGGAACAGTCATGCCGAGCGGCAAGATCATTTACCTCAATAAGTATGCCCCCATGGGAAGCAGTTTATGCTTCCCCGTGATGGCACTCTCTGTTTGGGCGATCTTGACCGCCGGCGCGACCGATGCGGATGCTCGTGAGAGCATCTTAGTGTATGGTGATGATGTTATCGTACGCACGGACGAATCCGCGAACGCGATAGCACAACTCGAGGC